ATCGTTACTGTAGGAGCAACGTATTCACCTGCATGAATCTCAAACTTACCGCCAGAATAAACCAAGCGGCCAATCATAGAGCCTACCATGTTTTCGATATTGGCTTTTATAGAGTTACCAGTATCAATAACTCCATCTAATGTGTAGCGCGGTTGCGTTCCACCTGCCGCTAGATCGACAGCCTCATCACACACCCCCAAAGCAGTATTAATAGAAGCAATATTAGATGATGATTCGCCTAAACCATATTTGGTATCAGTCAGGTAATCCCTTACACAGAGCGCAGGGTTTTGCGACCATACAGGTGATGAATGGCTTGGATGCCAAACCTTCTTGCCACGAACTACGGTAGATATGTTCGGCAAACCTTGGGCAAATTTCTCTTGGTCATAAGTTAGCTTGACCACCATGTAAGCGGTATCGAGTAGCTTGTGATTGTCAGTCCATTTTGTTGAATTAGAAACTAAACTTGCCGTGCCTCGTTGTGATGCATTATCCGCAGACGTTTGATCTCCTTTATAGAAACCAATATCAACATAGGAACCCCAATCACTAACATATGAGCCACCATCCCAAATCTTTTGATCGTTAAACCAGACCTGTTCATAAGCATCTATTTCATGCCCTGCAATCGCAGTGACTAACCAAAGGTATTTTTTATCATCGCCAGTAGATTCTAAGTAGACAACATTGCCACCAATACGCGCACGACCATAGATAATCTTGCGAGAATGAGCCGCCTCTCTAGTCATTACAGACTGACCTGCCATCTGAGCGCCAAGATCAGGTTTTGGCATTAATGCGCGAGAGACAAGAGATAGACCTGCGCCAATAGCAAAAGCTGTAAAGGCCGTACCCAAAGTAATAGCAAAAGTTCCTGCGGCAATCATTGCGCTTCCGACTGATGCTAAACCTGCTATTATTGCTGTTGCCATTCTATTTTCCTAAAAAACATTTGTGATATACACGCTCAAGAAGATTAAACCCCATTGTAGTCATTAGCCGATCAAATGGAAATTCTACCTTCATGTTAAGAGTCATCAAAGAAACTTCATTTTCTTTACAATGTGATTCTGCAAACTTAATTAAATCTGCGCCAGTATGTGTTTTGCGATACTCAGGCTTAACGTAAATAACATCAGTAGAACCGAATAAGTGGTCTTTATGGTGGATGCTTTTTGAAACCATCATTACCAAATATCCAACAAGGATTCCTTCGTTACGCGCTGTAAAAATATGCAAAATCCCTGCTAAATCTAACAAGGCATACTGCTCCCAATCTGGATTAAGCAAAATTGTTTCTTGGTTTGGTTCTGTTTCTAGCCAGTGCTTTTCTAAAAGCGGCAGAATATCTTGCTTAACATTGGCTAGACATTCGTGAGCAATTATCAAGCTGTATTCCAACTACCATTATTACCTGCACCACCATTAACGCCAGAGCCTCCTGAACTGCCACCAGTTGAACCTGTTGGTCTACCCCAGATAATTTCTTTCTCTACAATGGCGGTTACAAACTCAAAACCTTTGTCTGTTGGGTGGTCAATCTTCTGATCTTCTGCTGTATATCGTCTTATCTTTGTTTTCTCAAAAGCGATAAGTTTGTTTTCCACTGCAATCGATATAGTTGAGTATTCCCCTGCTTCGGCAATAGTCATGGTATCCATAAAGCCAGAAAAGATAATAATAGGGTCAGCAACTAAAGAGCCAGATGTATCAAACGCGCCAAGGTGAACCGTCAATGGTCTGCCTTGATATTCGTGATCTTTTGCCACAGATACTAAAGATGATTTAACACCTGTAAGACTAATGTTCATTCCTGTCGCTGAAATATCAGCACTTTCTTTAATTTCACTTATGCCTAGTAAATCGCCAACACCAAGATAGGTCTCGCCATCATAAGAAAGATCGCCAACACCAGACCATAGGTTTAATTCAGCAGGGCTTTCACTTGCAATTCCAGTTCCTGAACCTGCACCAGTAGCAGTAAAGGTCACACCAACCGTGTTTGCACTTGCCCCAATAGCTGTAAAATCAGTATTACCAACACTGACTATTTTATACTTGTGTCCTGTAACAAAAGTACCTGCCGCAATATTTTGGTCAAATACCATGCGTACAAGGTAGATAGGTCGAACCGTATCAGCGACAAGCGCATCACGCATTGAGGTAGTAAGTGTTCTACTCATAACGCCTCCACACAAGCAAAAGTAAAGCCGTAAATACTAGCCTCGTTAATCGACCAACCAATATCATTAGAGGTCATACGCCATAGACTTTTAGGCAGGTTGTATTTAACAGCCTGAGATGAGGTAACAGCAACTCTTAAGGGTGGCTGAAAGTTTAACGTGGTCGCGCCTGCCGCCTTATCTTGCGTGACTAGGTAAAGGTAATCATTTAACTCAAAGTACGTTCCTGCGGCTACTGCGGCTGTTCCTGAGCCTAGTGTGAATGACTCTGCCCTTATAGCGGCACTACTGACAGTGTTAGCCGAAAGAGTGCTTGTATGTAAAGGATTGCCAAAAGTAAAAGTGCCTTCCCTTCCGATAAGGCCAACAATAAATGCTTCAACTGATCGTGCCTCTGCATGACTAAGTGGCGGTAAAGATACCTCTGCTTCCCATCTTGCGCCTTGATGAGTATATACCTGAGTATCTAAAGTAAAGGGCGATTCAGCAACAGCAACCACTCTACGTAGTCGCATTGACATATTCTGTATGCCTACTGAGGGAAAAGATAAGGGCATTATGCGCCTCCCATTGCTTTAGAGAAGTTACCACCGCGCAACCTAGCATCTGCAACAGCACCTTTAGCGGCTTGGGCTATCTGAGGCATTAACTGAACGATCTCAGCACGTACGGTTTGCTGTACGCCTGTGGTCACGTTAATGGTCTGCTGTACTACCACGCCAGATGACTGACCTTTAGTATGATCAATAACAGTCTCATTCGGGTGAAGTATTGCAGGGAATCCACCTTTACCATCTACGCCACCAGATCGTGAACCGTATCCAGTAAAGCCACCGCCATTGGCGCTTGGCATCGTTCCAACCGCGTCAACGACAGGAGCAGGTGTCGATCCACCGCCAAAGCTACCAGTGATAGCGTCAAATAGTGGTTTAGTAATGTAATACTGGACAAGCATTTTAATTAGGCTATCAACTACCGACTTCGCCATATCTCTCATGGCATCACCAAAGTTCTTTGCCCCAGTGATTGCATCGGTAAAGGCATCGGTAAACTTGTTCATGCCTTGTTTGGCTACATCTTGTAGAGCAATATCAACATCGCCAAGGGTTTCTTTCCAATCATTGAAGGCTTGACGCATATTGCTAATACCATCAACAGCCTTTGGCACTAACCCTTCACCTTCTCCACCGCCCACGATAATTGCAATAAGGCTTTCAACTTCTTTTTTAAATGCATCGACATCAATTACATTAGATAAATCAATCGGAGTCATACCCCCACTAATTTTGGCCTTCAATTCATCTATTCGATCATTTACTTCCTTATACCTTTTTACAATATTAACTAAAGTAGGTTCCGCATCACCAAGCCCTAAACTTCGTATTTGACTTGCACTTAATGTTGCTCCAGTTGAAATTTCTGTAAATGCATCGCTTAGTAAATCTGCTCTTCGAGTAAAATCATCTAAGTCAGTTTTGTTTGCCCATGCGGCAAAGCCAGACACTTTTTTGCGAAAAAACTCAAACGTCTTTCCAACATTGGTAAGAATAGTATCAAGTGACTGAACAACGGCAACAGAGGCATTAAGAAACGAAATTGCCATGTCTTTGGCAAATTGCTCAACACCGCCTTTTTCATCAGCAATCTTTTTAAAGAATTCCGTAAATCTTGTTGTCAGGGATTCGATAGCAGGAGCAAGAGCCGCAACAAACTGATCTCTCATTCCTTGAGCAATAGCCTTTAGTTTGGTAATTTCATCAGCCGTTTTCTCAACACCTCTCGCGGCATCACTGGACATTACTGCGCCCAATGCTTTTGCCTCTCCAAGCAATTCAGCCAGTCCCTCGCGACCTAAACTTAGCGTGTTGACTAATGCCGCACCTTCACTGTCAAACAGCTTAAACGCTAATCTAAGGCGATCTGACTCGCTTTTAACTCCGCTAAACGCGTCTGCTAAAGCAAGCATTCTTTGGTCTAACGGCATTCGGTTTAACTCTTTAGCGTTAATGCCTAACTCTCGAATTGCACCCTTAGCCTCGCCTGTTCCTTTTGCCGCTTCTGCCGTTCTTCGGGTAAACCTCTGCAACGCCATATCCATTGTGGTGGTAGCAACGCCAGTGATGTCTGCCGCATACCGTAAAGCACTTAATGCCTCAGTAGTTGTGCCGATCTTCGATGCTGTCTTAGCTAATGAATCAGTTGCGCTTAGAGATGATTTAACCAGTAAACCAAACCCTGCTAAACCTGCCGCACCAACTAAGGCGGTTCGCATTGAGAAAACAGCGCCAGTAACTTTCTTTAGACCAGAGGTAACAGAGCCAAATCCTTTCTTGGTTTTATCAAACGCCTTAATCGTAATGTTTACATTTTCAGCCATCGTTCTCGCTCATTATTTGAAAGTAGGCCAACCACTCATTGAAGTGATTGACAGGCATTTGCTCTGCTTCTTCTATCGTAATGTGAAG